CGGCAGTGTATCCACCTGTTTTCATCATCTTACGCAATTGCCGTTGTGCTTTGCGTACAGTTGGATCATTTGAATCCATGTTTATTCCGCTTATTCTACCTCTAACTTGATTTATCAATGCTTGTGTACCTATACCTGCAACAGTTCCTAGTACTATTGTTTTAACAACATCCTCACCACCACTTGTCATTGAAGTACTTATTTGATCTTCACTCACACTCAACAGTGTACTTTGTGATTGAAAGTCTGCACTATCTGTTGGAATGCTGCTTTGTTCTAGTACATCACTGCTGATATTTGTTAATGGAGCTGCTGAACTTCTTGCTTCTCTGCTGTGTGTTTCAAATGCTTGCATAATCTGTGGCCGTGTTGCTTCTGGTGTTAGTTCCTGTGCAACAATATCAGCTACTTGATTTTCCAATGCCTTAACATTATCAAATATGTTGTCCTGTATTTCATTTAAGGTTTTGTCAATTACCTTATCATGTTTTTTTACATTGAATGCCAACTTTATTCACCCTCATGTGTAAAGCCCATTTCATCAAGTGCTAGGTGTTGTTCATAAGTTTCTGCAACAACTGTCTTGCCACTCATAGGGTCTGTCATTTCATGTGGTTCAAAGTCTTCTTTATCCATATCTGTTAATATTTTACTTTGTAGTTCATCATCATCTACTGTGAGTGCAACTACTTGTTTGCTTATTTCATTTTGGAACATAGTGTTTGATACACCTGCACTTCTTGCCTTCATTAAGAAGTCTAGTTCTAAGTGTTCATCTCTCATATCAAATGTATCTGGATAATCAATAATGAAGTCTTCTGGCATACCTAATGCTTGCCAATCTAACCACATAATCCACATTTGGTATTCTGTTTCTTTGAGTGTGTCAGCTATGTCCGCCAGCTTTGCATTTAATAACTGTCTTTCCGTTTGTAATGCAACACCACTCATTGGTGAACCTGTTGTTGCTTGTATGCTTGAAGTATGCGTCATGCGTTGTATTGCTTGTACACTATTTTCAATAGTTTTTAAGATACTGTCTGTTGTACTTAAACTAGGTTGTAACAAATAAGGTTTCAATCCTGGATCAACACTTTCATCTAAGTTAAGTATTGCACCAGCACCTGCAACTGCATCTGTACTTGTTGGTTTAACCAGTGTTGGATGACTTGCCACTCTCATATGTTGTTCAATTTCACTTGTACAATTGTATATGAACTTTTGGTGATTGGCTACATCTGCTACCAAACTAATACCTACACCTTTTGTAGGGCTTTTAAGAGGTGCATGGAAAACAAATGGAATGTAACCCAGTGGGTTTTCATGTTCAGTGTGTTCAACTATTTTACTTAGATCACCTTGTTCATCTTTGGCTACTTTGTATTTCTCTACTAAGTCTTTGTGCCAACAGGTGTATGTAACATATTGATCATTCTCTGATTCTCTTACTTTGATGTATTCTAGTTCCATCTTGCCTGCAATGTTTCTTTCATAGTACCAATCTAAAACATTTTGTGGAGTGTACATAGCCGCGTATGCACGGATACCTAACTCAATTGCTTCAGCTTGTGTTTGTACTTTGTATGCTGGCTTATCTACCAGTATCCAAGTACTTCCATGTACCATTGCTAAATCATTGGCAGTCTTTAAGAAACTGTCCATGCTTTGTCCTTCTTGGTCTGTGTCATACAACCACGCATTAACTAGCGGGTTGTTGATTAACAGTCCTAATTCTCTTTTGGGAAGTGTTCTAAACAAGAAACTTCTGTAAATGTCTACAGTGGTTTGCACATGGTTATCTAATGGTGTTGAGTTTAATCTCTTTCCATATTGGTCTCCAGGTGCTTGGTTCTCACCAATGTACTGTGTTAAGTAACTACCACTTTTATACAATTCACCACCCACATATGATTTGTAATGATAATTAGCCTGTTCAGCCACTGCTTGGTAGCTTGGATGGGTTTGTTCTATTTGTTCTAATGTTAACATAATTATATTTTCCTTATAAGGTAGTACTTTCAACAGTGATCAATTGTTGAGTCTATATTTGTTATTTATCCTTTTAATAATGCCCAAACAACTGAGGACTTCTGTCCATGTGTTCTGGCTATCTCTTCTAATAGGATTAATCCAATGTACT